GTTGATAAAATATAAAAACGTTGTTATTCCTGTAATCCCAGGAGTTCCAACTCCAGTAGACAATACAAATTTACTGTCTAAAACATTAATATTGTAGAATCCGGAGAGATTTGAGAATCTTTCATCTGATATTTTAGATATGTTAACTATATCAAGATTTGATAATGTATGAGGAATTGTTGTTATCCCTTCAATATTACCAATTCGATCTAAAACATTTAAAGATACATTTTCCAAAACATTAATACTTGATTCCAATGAAAGTATTCTTCTTTCTAAAATTTCATTAATTTTGGCTGTAACACCTCGTCCATTAGTATCTGAGTTATCAAATACAATAGTATCACCAACTTTATAATTGACACCAATACTTGATATTGCAATATTTTCTATAGAACCCTTAGAAGTTGCATTTAATATTGAAAGTTGTTGTGAAATTTTAAATGGTTGAGTTATGAACTCATATTCACTTTGAGTATTATTTAATTTATATGGATAAGTATTTTTTATATAATTGTTTTCTGTAAAATCAAAACTTTCTTGATTTGATGATGGTAAAAAGTTAAACTGATTTGATTTTGATTTATAAGTATTTCCCACAAGATATGGAAAAGATGGTCTTCTATAATTTAAATATGTTGTATCAAAACCATCTGGTTCAGAATCAATAGTTGCAAAGTAAGCATAAACACCCTTTGGATATTCTGGAGTTTTACAAAATCTTCCATTGTGTTCATCAAGGTCTCCGAAATTTGTAAACACATAATCTTCAACAAAAAAACCATCTGGAAATCCTTCAGGTCTATTTAATTGTGGAATAAGTTGATAACCAGAAACCATTGCTTTAATTTCACCACCAGTTTCTGTTGAATATCCATATGGACCATATATTGGATTTCCATCATATGCCCAACCAATTAATGGAGAGTGAAATGATGATAATCTTTCAAATGTATCAAAAATTAAATCATATCTATTATAATTATTTGATCCATTATTATTTTTCGCAGGTAAGTTTTCTCTAAGTTTTCTTGGAACAAATAAGTTTACATATTGAAGTCCATCCTTAATTCCAGGAACAATTAACCCATCGTCTGTTGATTGCGAAAAAAGATTTTTATATTTTTCTACTAAGTTAACAGTCCATTTTTTAATATTTGCTCTAACTCTTGCATTTTTTCCACTTGCAGTAACAACAATTTCACTCTTATTTGTAGAGAATCCAACTCCACCAGTTACAACCTTTATTGATGTAATTTTTCCGTTCTTAATAGTGGGTGAAAGTTTTGCATATGCTCCTCCACCTTTAAAAGAAAATGATGGGCTAGAATTATAATCTTTTCCAGAATTTAAAACAACAACATCTTTTATGCGATCATCTTCAATAATTGGTTTAATAACCGCGTTGGATCCACTATTCAAACTAATTAACGGTTGCTTATCAAAATTAATGATGTCTGTAGATCCATATCCAAATCCACCATCAGTAACTTGAATAGACGTTATAGATCCTCTAAAAATTGGATTTATTGATGCCTGGTATTTGGATATATCAGTCCTATTAATTCCAACGTTTCCATTTATGGATACTACAATCGGGGGATAGTTGAAAATATGATTTGAACTGCCCGACGATTGAAATAAAACATATTGATTTGTGAGATAATTTGCATCTGAAATTGTTGTGCCTATGCCAGCAACCGACAATCTAAAATTGTTATCATCCAATTTAATTATATAATAATTAATGGAAGTGTCTAATCCAACAATTGGTGTTCCAGAAGTTGAATATGTTACTATTTCTCCAGATTTAAAATCATGATTTTTAATATGAATACTATTATTTGCAGTATTAATTCCAAGTGGATTTACTGATCTTGACTTGTTTTCGTATCCGAATCCAGAATTAATAATATTAATTGAAGTTAAGATATTTTTTCTTTTTGTTGCTCTTATTCTTTGATTTCCGGTCCCAGTTGATGTAATATTAATTTCATTAATATTTTTTATTGCATCATCTTCATTATTATACAATTTAATTTTTTGATCATCTACAACAGATATAAAATAAACCGAATTATCTTGCAAATAAAGTTTTGTAGAAACATCTCCAGAAGTTGATCCGATTCCAATTTTAGTTCCATTAAATGAATTATAAATTACACTTTCGCCATTATTAAATTTATGTTCGGTATTAAATCCTATAATATTTGTCGATGTACTTATAAATCCACCTAAAGAGGTTGAGATTCCTGTTGCATTAAAATAAACATCATGATAAATTTGAGATAATTTTGCTTCTGCTACAGCACCAGAACCATTGCCACCACTAATACTTATCAATGGAGCATTTAGATAATCAAATCCACTATCAACAACTTCAATTGATTTTAAAGATCCTTTAATTGCACATGTTGCAGTTGCACCTATTCCAGAAGAATCTTCAATATTTACAATTGGAGGATTGATGACATCATAATCCTCTCCCCCATCCAAAACATCAATTGATTCTATTGGACCATGATATACAACTTCTTTTGCTTTATAATTTAATATTTCAACCCCATTTATCAGAATCCCTAATCTTCCATCAGACGGAGTTTTTTCTTTTATTAATGACTCTACAGGAGTGTCAATTTTTCTAACTAATTTTTGAGAAGTTAATTGCTTATTAAAGTTATCTAATGGGGTTAAAGTAAGAACAATTGGAGATCTGGTTAAATTTGAAAATTCATAATATAACTCATTTGCAATGTTTGAATTACTCAATGATAGTTTTATGTTATTAATATCAATTTTTTTTACTATATAATTTCTATTTACTCCAACTATAGTTGACGAAGAAGAAACCCGCACAATGTCTCCACTATAAAAATTGTGATTTGGAATAGTTAATTGGCTAATTGTTGAAATACCAGAAATAGTTACATTTGTTTCTCTGTTTGTTGCTTCTATCAAGTAAGACGGTATAGATGGAGAGGTAATTAATACATTACCATTAGCATCATATACATCTTGAACATCTAATTTAAAACTGTTTTTGGTGAGAAAGTCTGTAGAAATTTTTAAAGATCGTCTAATAAAATATTGTTCATGTAAGTTAGATGAATTTTGATCTAAATCTGCAGATACTTGAAACCTTTTATCTGATATGATTTTTCTTACTTTTCCAAAAATAATACTATTATCAATCTTACCAACAAATTGAATATCATCGTCTAGATATAAATTGTGATCATCATAAGAAGTAATAACAAAGTATTGACCGTTCCAAATAATAGAATTTACATTAAATTTTGTTGAAGTATTAAACTTCCAAGAATTAAATTTAGGATCATTTTTATCTTTTATAAGTCCTAAACTTTCTATTAAAACTGGATCATTGGATTGATAATAATTTTGATCTTCTTCTTTTACGTTTAATTTCTCTAAAACTCCGGTTATTCTAACTTCTATTCTATTTCCCACAGAATCAAACCCATAGGTTATATAATCTGAACTTGTCACACTTTCCCCAACAGTAACTGTGGAAATACCTACACAATTTAAAAATTCACTATTTGTTTTTTGATTATATGTAACTATTACATCATTAACTTGTATTGAACCCGAATTTGCAAATCCAACAGTAGAATCGACAAAAAGTGAAGAAGAGGCAATACTTACAACTTTTGTAATTGGATGAACTTGAAAATTTCCTACGATGCTTCCAAAAGTTCTGGAATCTCTATCATATCCAAAATCAATATCTATAGTATAATATGGTACATTACCTCTAAAGTTGGGTTCCACATCTGAAACAGATCCATATGAACTTCTTATTCCAGCCGAAGTAGTCACTTCTTGATATAAAGATCCACCGGAAAGATCCAAAGGATTTCCAATTATAGGACTAACTACAATCTGTCTGACAAGTCGATAGTCATTTGCTGATGGTTTTAACAAATAATCTTGTGGTTTAATTGTTTCTACTTCTTCACCATATAGTGACTTAAAAAGAATGTTGTTTGCAGTTGGTGTTCCTTTTGTTGAGTAAAAATCTTTTGATTGGATTAAAAGATTTGGTTGTTTTAGGTTTCCGTAAAAGTCTATGTTGTCAAATCCGGGCAAAAATTGAGATTTAATTTGTTTAAAAAATTCTTTTAAAAAGAGGGTACTTAAATTTTCTACATTTGATCCTACTTCATGAATATTATTTTCGGTTGTTTCATAACTAACTTGTTTCCCATAAAAATTATAAGTTGTAATTCCACTGAAACCTCTAATACATCCAGCAAAAAAAGTGCTTCCAATTCCGGTGTATGTTATTATTTCGTCATTTATTTTTAGTAGTCCATATCTATCTGGCCAACCAGCAGTGTTTTCAACATAAATTATGGAATCTGCATAATCTACAAATTGAGTGGTTACAGTTTTTTCGTTTTTAACAACTAAAGAAGTATAAGTGCCAACTTTTAGAAATTGGTCAATATTTTTTACAATTGTTATAGGGGAAGAAAAATGATCTTGAGATTCATAGTATTGTTTTAAAAATGGACCAAATAAAGGATATTCCTCTTGCATAAAAAGAGGTATTTGTCCTTCTACAACAGTCTTAGCCGATATTCTTGTTTCTATCATTTTATCTACTTATTGGTCCGTTAGAAAAACTGGAGGTTCTTGTATATGAAGATCCAGAGGTATCTGCTCCGGATGTCATGGTATCTGGTATCATTTCTATTTTAAGTGAATTTATATCTAATTGTAGAAATAAATCTTGCAATCCAATTACATCATTTGACTCGGGAATTGCATCTATTTGAATAATATTCTCTGGGTTTATGATCTGAGTGCTTACTATATTTAATGCGTTTAAAATAATCTCTCCTTTTATATAATCAATTGTTCCAACATTATTTCTTACAATTTGGTATTCGGTATTAGATATTTTTTTAAAAATAAAAATTGTCCCTTTGATTCCATCTTGATTCGGATAATCGGAAAGGTAAACGTCTCCAGATACACCGCTAACGTTAAAAGCCGTTGATTTTATGTTAAATGGAGTACGATTACCAGAACTGTCAAATTTTAAGTGAAATTGATTTCCAAAACAAATTTCATAATCCGCAAAGGTATTTAAAAGTGCTCTTAAATCTCTTCTCATCTTAAGAACAGTTATATTTGATGTAATTGCTGGGTCAACATCATCAATTATTTTTAAAAATTTACTATATTTAAATTTGCTTCCAAATTGATTTAAATCAGAAGATTTCGAAAAAGAAGTAATTGCAGAAATAATTTTTGTTTTTAAATCATCTACTGAAATCGTTAGATTTGAATTATAATAAACCGAAGAGGAAATTTCAACAAACAAATATTTTAAATCTATAATTTTAGCATTAATTCCAGCTACTGAATATCTTTTTAAATCTTTCTCAATTTTTCTTTTTGTGATATCTGAAATATAATTATAATTTCTTGGTTTAATTGAAATAAAAACGTTTCCGTATTGTGGTGGATTTAATTCCTCACCACCAAATACTGTTACTGCTTCTGTTTCAGGAAATACTTTAGAGACTATAATTTCGTAATCGGATGTTGTTACTGCTCTATTTTGTGCTGCGTATGATTTTGGAGCATAATTTCTTATTGAACTTGTCGATTCTATATCGTCACCACCCGATGATACTTGAGTAGTTGATAAATTAGAAATTCCTAAAGAAATATTATTTCCATTATTATCAAGAATTTTTCCCGCAAATGAAAATAATCCAATACCATTTGCAGTTTTTCCTTTCGATACAATATAAGAAACTGTTATAATATTTTGATTTGACGGTTTTTTTCCAAATATTCCATCACCAAAAATAAGTTCATAACGTTCATCTTCAATTTCTTGTAAGAGATAAACTTCACTTTCCGATCCAACATTCCCAATATTTTCAACCTGTTTATAAGTTTTCTTTATTGTATCGGAAGAACTGTTTTGAATAAAAACTCTTATTGTAGAAGTATCAATGCCAGAGTTATTTAAAATAAATCTTTGATTATAAAGTGAATTATTAACTACGAATGTTTGTGTGATAAGACTCCCTTCATAAATTTCTACATCATTAAATGATGCGGAAAAATTTGCAACAGGAACGGTAATGTCTTCGGGTATACAGAAAGAATAACTTTCTGCACCAAAAGAATTAGAAACTGCACAAACCCCAGCCTTAAGTGTCAAAGTTAATGGTGGAACGTTATATGCAGTTGTATCAACAATGAAAGAAATTTTTGCTTTTGAAGAAGATACTGATCTTGGTAAATATCCAATATTTCTTGCAAGGGCGACTATATTTTCTCTAAGAGTTGCACTACCAATAAATACTTCATTCGCAATCATATTTGCATTAAAAGAATTCAAATATGTATTGTATGCCAAAATATCAATCAAAGTTGATAAGTTAGATCCCTCATAATCAAAGTCAGTAAAATTTGAATCGGCTCTCAGATAATCTTTAATCGTAGATTTAATCTGATCAAAATCTAAGTTTGAAAAATTTATCTGTGGCATCTATCGAACCGTTTGAAGTATAAAATTAATTTGTTGAGTCGGAACTGGATTTCCGATGACTTCATAATCAATAAGAACATGATATCCATTTTGTTCAAAATCTGGTGTTACATTTACTGTTCTTAAAAACACCCTTGGTTCAAAATTTTTAATTACATTACGTATTTCGTTCTCAATATCTGTGGTAACACGAACATCAAGTATTTCAAATAAACTTCTATTCACATTTGTACCCAAAAGTGAATTAAATGGTCTTTCGCCATTTAGAGTTAGAACCAAATTTCTCAATGATCTATTGATTGCACTTACATTATTTAAAGGAAGTAAGTCATATGTAATGGGATGAGCCTTGAAAGAAAGGCTAATATCCTTAAAACCACGACTAACGTTCTCTAAAGGCACAATTTTACGGTAATACTGACTTATTTATACTAAAAAAGGGATTCTTTAAATTGCTCATATTCTCAACTATGCGGGCCAACGTTCAACATAATCATCAAATCCACCCTTTCCTCCGCATGGCCTTGAATATCTATCTTTTGGGGGATCATTTTGTCTTTTTGGGGGTATGTAATCAGTAATTAATCTTACTGTTCCCCAATTTTCTTTCATAATTTGAACATTTCTATCAGGATTTGGATGCATTGCCATCTGTTTTCTCCTTATTTAAAGTAAAAACAGAACTTTTTACGGGGTTGCTATCCCGAATTTCTTTAATTTCATACATAAAATCGTCTGATGTCTCAATTTTACGACGATTTTCAACAGAATATTCGATTAAATCAATTTCATATCCAGGATTTTTGGTAATTCTATTCTTAGTCCATGCATCGTCGTACCATAAAATCTTATTATTTGGGTATGCATAGAAATTTCCATCATCCATTTTAAAAAAATGAGCACATTTATGCTCTGGAGTCTCACTGAAATTAGTATTCAGAGTAGATTTTGACTCCCACGACCAATCAAGAGTAAACATATAAGTTCCTTCACTCTTTTTTCCCTTATAGTTGATCAGTTCAGCACGTAAGTTGGCTAATCTTGAACGTACCTGAACATCAATGTATGGAGAAAAACAATCCCACCACATACACTCTTCTAATTCGGGAACTGGTGCATCAGGTTTCCAACAAAATGCGTGAATGGGTCTTCGAGTCCAGTTCACTCCATTTTCAAGAAACGTTTCAAAGAGGGGTACGTGCTTCTCTAAGGATGCTACGGAGTGTACATCACATAAAGTTAACTCCCCATGACCTTTTTTATGATTGTAGAGAAATTCGTTACGAATATAACAAGTGAACGTAGGAAGATTGTGATTTAGGTAAGACATTTAGAGTTTTTCGATATTTTGTTTTTTCCGGTTTTCTTCAAAACGAGAAACGACGGCGCCTACGGTAACTAATTATAAAAAATAAAAAAACACCTAGAGGTTACTCTAAGTGTTTTAAAATTATTTACCCTGTCCTCGATAAGGTTTTTTTGCTTTGTTTCGGCTGGTTGCAGCATATTTTGTGTTTTTCCCGAGTCCCTGTCGAGTATTTTTTGGATGCGACTCAAGTTGTACTGAGCCATTTAGAGATTTGCGATTTGCCATAGTTTATCTCAAATAATACGAGTTTTTTCGTGTCCAACACGAATCACGGGATCGCACCAGATCTCATATCCCTTTGCCTTTGCATCGAGACAGAACGATACATCTTCACCACACATATCCTGGACTTCACCAGAATTAAAGACTTGCATCTTTGGAGCAAACCAAGGATACTCTAAGTTCTCAAAGACACCTTTTTTAATCAGAACCCAACCAAATCCAGTGTAATCAACCGTAAAGAGTTTCTTACGTTTCTGAATGGTCTCAAGAGTTTCGTGATTCATCACGCCACCATTGTTTTTAAAGTCATCCTCTTCCAACCAGTGAGCAACGGAAGTGGTATTACCATCTTCTGTGCAATACCATCCAGACATAATATCTTTGTCATGAAAGACAAGACGATAGAACTTTTCAGTGTCAAAGACAATATCTGAGTCAATCCAGAGTTGGTAATCGTATTCCAGCTTACCATCCCATGGTTTTTGCTTTGGTCCTCTCAGCACATTTGCACCAAGACACTTGCATCGTGCAAAATTAACCATGGATGAATAGTCTTGTGAGATTTGAATACTTGCACCAGCTTGTACAAGATCAAAACACAATTGCACAAAATTCTTTAAAAAGATGTAAGAGCAACCACGACCAGGAAGACAAAAGACAATAGATTTGCCTTTGATCATTTCTTTTGCTCTTTCAATATTAAACTCATCTTTGTTTTTTTCTTTTGGGGTATTTGCAATAACCGTAAATCCTTTAGCCATAAGTGAATAATTACGTCAGGTTTATTTTACCGTGATATTTAGAAGATGTCAATACGATGCTTCAGAGTATGAAGGTGGTGATAACTGTAAAATTTCTATATCTTCTAAATCAATTTCTTCTCTATCAATCTTATCATATAATTGGTCTAAAGTAAGACTGTGAGCAACAACACAATCTTGAGAATAAACGTGATATATTTTTTCCTTTTGCATGATTTTTTTCTCCGGAAATTTTTTACAGGGAAATATTTTCAATGATCAATTTGTTATTCTCAAAGGAATAGTCAAGAGTATCTCCTTCCTCCCATTCTAAAGTTTCCTGCAATTCGTTTGGAATATGAATGTAGTATTCTTCTTTGTTCTCGTCGTATCGAAATTCTGCTGTATAGTCCATATGTGAAGTATTTTTCTTTATATATTCAGTTTAGAAGTCTAACAAGGATAAATGCAGAGAATAGCAGAATAATATTGATAAACTTTTTGGGATGTCGAATTAACCAACCAGCTAAGACAACTCTCCAAAAATTCCAGTAGGGAGTTTTTGTCATTTCTTTTTGCGTCTCTTTGAAGATGCTTTTTTCTGTGCAGGACTTCGAAATATTCCAGAAGCGCACCTTTTATCTTTTTTGTGTTTTCCTCCAAATATTCCCCAACCATAGGAATTATTTGTTTTTCTTTTTGGTGTCATTTTATTTCCGGAAATTTTTTTAGAGAGAAGGATATTGAGCTCGGGTTTTCAAAGTTTTATAGCTTAGAAGGACCCATAAAATTAATATAGGGGGCGCATCGCCGACCGACGATATAACCAACCAACCGCAAAACACTGCTGTTCACGGATATCTCAAAATACGCATATGACTGCCCTCAGTATACACCAAGGGCAGCACGGTTGTCTACACTTTAGAACTGCAATTCAAACGCAGACGGTTCACCTCCACCATAACTTTCACTACTCTCACTGTCACTCACTGTATCAGCAACGAGTGCATCCAGAATGGACAGAATTTCATTGCCAGTGTTACCTTGAGCCAGCAGAGAGATGAGAACTTGCTTGGACATTTTGTGTTGTTGTGTGTTAGTAACTGTGTGTCAGATGAGTGTCTTTATAGGGCGCATCTCATTCCCCTTGTGATATCTTACAGGAGTTCGGGGAAGGTATCAGAAACTTCAGAGATTAACTGCTCGTCGCTGATGTCTTCTAGATCAGATTCCATCAGTCCGTATAACAGTTCCTCCTTCTCAGTAAGTGATAGACTGTCGATGAACTTGTTGATATAGGTCTCAACTAGTTGGTCACGATTTGCGAGCATTGTCATCAGTAACGAACGATGTGATTGATATAGTTTAGACCCCAGGAGTAAGCATCATCAGGATCCTTCAATGTTTGCTTGACAGTATACTTGTAACCGTCTTCAGTTTCATACTGATAGACCCACACATTCCATCTACCAGACTTTGCTTGTTGAACGAAGAATGGACGGGTTTCA